CGACAGGAGTAGCCTGCACGAACCTTAATCGAAACTTCATCGGGATTGAGAAGAATGAAAAGTATTTTGAAATTGCAAAGAATAGAATAAATGAAAAACGGATTTGATATTATCGTATTCTGGAACTATAGCATTGTTGATAGCAGATCCAGAAGAAATATTTAAACAAAATGAGGTTGAAGATGAAAAAGTCTAGAGGTAATTACAGGACAAGAAGACCAAACAAAAAAACAATATTGGCTGCAATACTTAATTCAGGAGGGATTGTATCTGCTATAGCTGAGAGACTACAATGCAGTTGGGGAACAACTAAAATATGGATTAATCAATATGAAGAATGTAAAACAGCTCTACAAGACGAAACTGAAAAACTTCTTGATATAGGAGAATCGGCCCTGGTAAAAAACATTAAAGCAGGCGATGAAAGGGCGATTGAATTTCTCCTATCAACAAAGGGTAAGCATAGAGGATTCACGACACGACAAGAAATTACTGGTATCGAAGGTAAGAAAATAGAATTTGAATTAACGATAAGAAAATAAATGAAATCAATAAAAGTTCCCTATGAAGGCTCAAGAGTCCTGGAAGAGATGATAGAACATCAGGACTCAAGATTTATAGCACTTGAGGGCTCGACACGATCAACAAAGACCGTATCTGGCATTCAGTTTTTTATACAGCTTTGTCTGATTTTTAAAATTGATGTTAATATTTTTCGTAAAAAAGCAACATGGCTTAAAAAAACAATTATTAAGGATTTTTTAGAGTTCAGAGATAAAGATTTTAAAATGTTCAACCTTGGGAACTACTGGAATAAAACAGACAGAACTCAATACTTCCCCACTACAGGCGCTACAATATCATTCATTGGTTTAGATGATCCGCAAAGAGCGCACGGTGCAAAGCAGGATTATGCATGGTTCAATGAGGCTAATGAATTCACCTGGAAAGATTTTGTACAGGTAAGGAATAGAACCGCAAGGCTTATTCTTCTTGATTGGAATCCTTCAATGTCAATTCACTGGATATTTGATAAGGTTTTGACGGCTAAAAATTGTCACTATATCCATTCAACGTACAAAGATAACAAGTGGTTAGAACAGGCTATTATTGATGATATAGAATCCTCGGAACCAACTCCGGAAAATATAGCTCGTGGAACTGCTGACGCACGACACTGGAAAGTTTACGGGCTGGGTGAACGCTGTCCTCTTCAAGGTGTTATATTTGAAAGTGTGGAATATATCAACGATGAAGATTTCCCGGCTCTTGAGGATTGCGAAATTATAGGCTATGGAATGGATTTTGGATTTACGAATCCAACTGCAATCATAAAATGCGCATTATCCAAAGAGGGGCTATACCTGCATGAGGAACTCTACGAGTCATTTTTGACAACGCTATACAACTATGCAAAGCCTGAACAAAGAAGTCTGCAAGTAGAAATGGAACGTGCTGGAATCCGTAACGACTGGGAAATTTGCGCTGATCCTAATAGACCTGAAATAATCACAGATATTCAGAATCTAGGCTATTGGATTAATGGATTTAACAAACAGCTTTTCAAGGATTCGATTAATTACGGTATTCAGCTTATGAATAAGCATACCATCTATATTACCAATTCTTCAATCAATCTCAAGAGGGAGCAAGAAAATTACAAATGGGCAGAAGACAAAGACGGGAATCAATTGGAAGTTCCTGTCAAAAAATATGATCATGCATGGGATGCTGCACGTTATTGGTATCTGAAAAATGTCGCTATTCCGCCTAGTGAATTTAACGTCGACGAACAGCGTGAAGTATCAAGGGCAGATGAATGGGGAGGCTAGACAAAGGAACGTATGATTTCATGGGAGGTGACAGCGCACGAAATTTATTTTAATCCAAGAAAAAATGTTATGTTATTTGCATTATAAAAAGAATCACAATTATTAATAATGAGGATTGACATGGGTTTAAAAACTTTCGTTCATCAAAGCTTCAAAAACGGCACTTTGGACTTTAAGCAACTTTTCAATAAAAATAACAGCGAATGGGAAAAGCAGTATTCAGGCTCTCAAGATACCATTCAGCCAATATCAGATGATGAAACTGAATTTGATCAATTCATGACCAGTTTTTTATCATCTACGGATTTAAACTTAAAAGCATCTACTCTTCTTGATATCCTTGTCAATGCTGATAATGGATATGGACCGGATCAAGCCAGCTTGTTTTCTACGATACAAGAAAAAGATCCCAAAATTGCATCACACTTACAAACAAGAAGGCTTGCAATGCTTTCTCAGGGCTGGCAGGTTGAAGTCAATCCAAAACTAGCAAATGCTGATGCAATCCGGGAGCAACTCACAAATGTTCTTACTGATGCTAATTTCGACGATACACTCACACATATTGCAGATGCAATGCCAACGGGTTATTCGGGTTCAATAATCAACTGGGGGGATGGTGGAAAAACAATAAAATCATTTACAAATATTCTTCCAGAAAACTGGGAGTATGACATGTCTGGAAATCCTGCCATGATTGCTTCTGATGGGCTTTCTTATCCTCTTGCTAATTTTAATCCAGCGCAATTTATATATACAAATTTCAAGCTAAAACCCGGCATTCCTACACGTGGCGGGTTAATGCGGGCGGTTGTTTGGATGTATTTCTTCAAGCACTATGCAATCCGTGACCGGGCTAGGTTTCTTGAGAAGTTTGGAACACCTTTTTTGATGGCGACACTTCCTCCTAATGATTTCGATAATCCTAATCAACGCGCAAGAATCAAAGCAGCCCTGAAAGCTATTGCGTCGGATTCAGTAGGAGTTGCAAAAGCTGGAACGGAAATAACTCCAATTAATCCTGGCAGCACTGGAAATAATGGAGATTTTCAAAAATGGTTCGGTTATATCGATGATGGTTATGCGCTCTTAATTTTGGGGCAGCTGGCGACTTCCGATACAGCAACTGGAATGTCAAACGGATCGGCGCAGGCAGATGTAAGACGTGACTTGACAAAATCAGATACGGAATGGATGAGTAAAGTAATGACTCGCAGTGTAGCGCGTAATTGGGAAATGTTTACGCTTGGAGGTACCGGTAATGTAAGTATTAAGATTGTCTACAAAGAAGCTGAAGATGAAAAAAAGAATGCTGAAGTAGTGGAAATACTTGATAAGGCTGGTTGGGAAGTAAAAGATCAGGAATTTATGCAGAAAAAATTTAACCTTCCGCTCGTAAAGAAAATTAAACAAGATCCTCAACCTACACAGAATGGGACAATGACAGATCTGCAACTTGCGGATACTACAGCGCAAAAAGAGGCTGAAAGGGAAGCATTTATTTCTAATTTGACAAAAAATACATTGCTTGAGCTATACGACGGGAACGGCGAGGCAATGCATGAATATTTTGGACCATTAAAAAAATCTATTTCAGATTTCACAAAAGGGATTAATCCTGATGATGAAAACCTGATAGAAGTATTCAACACTCAGATACAGGCTTTCTTTGATTCTTATCCTGATGTATTTAATAAGATGGAAGGTAAGGGTAAGAAAATGCAGGACGTAATGGCTGGTGCCTTCTTGGCAGGAATCATAAATGGAAATACACAATAGAAAATGTTATGTTATTAGCATTATAAAAAGGAAACATAAAAAATGTCAATAAAAAGACTTGCAGATTTCGAGATAATTGAATTGATTCTCAGTGATGATAAAAAAATTCCTTCTGAATTTGTGGCTGTTAAGTTCGGTAAAAATACAGTCACGATTGATGGCAAAGAGTTTGAGTTTGAATTTACAAGCAACGACGCAGATAATATTATTGCTGAATTTGCTAGGCGTGGTAAAGATTTGGTCGTGGATTATGAACATCAAACTACTTCTGGACAAAAAGCACCTGCTGCTGGCTGGGTTAAGCAGCTTAAAAAGACAGATCAAGGTCTAGTTGCGGTTATTAACTACTGGACAGATGCAGCAAAAGAACACCTTGAGCGTGGTGAGTATAGATATATGTCTCCGGTTATCAAAGGCTCAAGAAGTATGAAAAATTGGACCATATTGCATTCGATTGCATTAACTAATCATCCGGCGTTGCACAAATACGAGGCTCTAGTTGCTTCGGACGAGTCCGCTGATGCTGATGAAGATAAAAATATAAACAAGGACAAAGACATGAATGAATTAATCAAAAAATTACAGGCTGCATTCTCTACATTGCAGTTGAGCGATGATTCAACAAATGAAAACATTGTGAAAGAAATTGAGGCGCTTATTACTGATGCGAAAAAAGCCAGTGATGAGTTTTTGCAACTTCACGATTCAAAATCATTTGATGAAATGACGCTGAAAATCCAAGGTATGGTTTCAGGAGAAGAACTCACAAAACTTCAGGCTGAAATTACAAAACGTGATGCAGAAAAAGCCGTTTCACTTGCTTTAAGCGATGGAAAAATCACAGCAGCAAAAAAAGATTGGGCGATTAAATTTGCAAATCGTGATTTGGTTGCTTTCAATGATCTAATGGTTGATGCTCCGGTAGTAGTACCAACAGGCGCACCAGTTCCAAAGCCTGTTGAAGCTCAAAAAGAAACAACCGCTTTCAGTTTTTCTGATGCAGAGCTCAATGTCTTCAAGACCATGGGTTTAAGCGATGAAATAATCGAAGAAATGAGAAAAGAAAAAAAGGAAGCCGAGTAAATTTTACTTGAAAAAACTTACTCTTAAACACATTAAAATTTTATTGGAGAAATGATTATGACAGCACTTGCAGCAAATAGAAAGTCACCTTATCTTCTTGGAGATTGGGCAGAAACACAAAAACGTGACATTGTTAATGATGGCGTTATGTATTCCGGTGGTATCGTTGCAGTTGATTACCTTGCAGAAGCACATCCCGGCGCAGATACACTAGGATTGCGCGTAATCGGCGTAAATGAAACTACAAAGATTGACAATGCGGATGATGGAGAAGAAATCCTTCCTGAAAAACGTATTTATCGTCTTGGGAATTCAACAACTTATCCTCTCACAATTGCAAATATTGCTCAGGTTTGCTACGTTGAAGACGATCAAACAGTAGCTGGTGATTCTACAAATAGAGTCGCAGCAGGTATTGTTTTTGATGTTGATTCAACTGGTGTATGGGTTGATATGAGAAGTTCAGCGCTTGCACTTGCATGCTCACAGGCAAAAAAGGTTATTGTTGCCGTTACTGCTACTACATCAACACTTACAGCAGCTCAGTGTTTCGCAGGTAATGTAATTGTTACTGCTAGCAATTCCGGTGCTACAACTCTGACACTTCCTACAGCGATAGCAGGATACAAAATAGGTATTCAGCGCTTGACTGCTGGAGCTGGTTATGACGTTACCATACAGGCTCCTACTGGTGACACAGTTCTTGGTTCAGCGGCAGCAGGTACAGCGGCAAATACAACTGATGCAATATCTGATATTCTGTATATTGCAACTAATGGACCAGTTGACTGGGTTGCAGATGTGCCTTATGCTAAAGATGTTGCATCATGGCTTATTGCAAGCTAATCTTTACTTAACAATAATTTTTAGATAAAAGGATCTAAATTATGGATATTAATAAAACAAACATGCAAGCCCTATTCACAGGCTATTTGAAGTCATTCAAAGATGCATATGCAACAAGACAAACTGAATACCAAATGTTCACTATGATTGAAGGTATAAACGCTACAAGACTTGAGCTTCCTTTCTTGCTCGCTTTTGCTGGTATGAAAGAATGGTTAGGACCTCGTAAGGTAAAAGATTTCGAAAGTGAGAAAGTAATTTATACTGAAAAATCTTTTGAAGAAACAATAGGGGTTCCAGTTCGCTCAATTGAAACTGATGCTTTCGGGCTATACAGCACAATCGTTGCTCAGATGGCAGATGCAGCTGCAGATCAACGAGGAATTAATGCACTTGAGGCATTAACAACAAACGATGCTTGGATTGATGGAGTTAATTTCTTTTCAGCCGCAGGGCGTTCTTATGGAAGTAATGTAATTTCAAATTATGGAACTGGCGCACTGTCATCAACAACATTTGACGCTGCATATCTTGCTATGACAACATACAAGGGCGACAATGACAAGCTGTTGAACTCTAAGCCTAATGTTCTTATGGTTGGACCAGCCAACAGAACAGCAGCATGGAACATTGTAAAAAATGAATTTGCCTATGATGCTACTGCAAAAGTTCAGATCAAGAATGTTAATCAAAATTTGGTTGACTTGGTTGTTAATCCAATGATTTCTGGAACAACTTGGTTCTTGATGAATACAACAAGCAGAATCAAGCCTGTATTCCAAAACACACCGAAAGCCGCGACTCTTGTTTCAAAAACAAGAATTGATAATGAAAACGTATTTAATGAGGATAAATTCCTCTACGGTACAACACTCAGAACAGCCACTGGGAAAACATTCCCCCATCTGGTTTATATGGGTGCGGGCGCATAATTTAGCGTAACAAATACAAGGCCCTTGCTCTTAATCGGGCGAGGGCTTTTTTTAATTGAATTTTAAAAAAGCGATGTTATGAAAGTTCTTTTTTTAGGCTTGGGAAATTCATGTAAGCACATGAATTTTGATGATTATGACGAAATTTGGAGCATGAATGATTGGTATAGGGTTTACCCTGATTTGATTATAGTTTGACAAGGAATAAACATGGCTCTCAGTGTAGAAATTAAATACGATGCAAAGTTTTTTGATACCTTAAACAAGGAATTGAAAAGCGATGTACCTAGAACACTAAGATTTTTTGGGGCGTTATTCGAGAGAAGATCAAAGGCTGAAGCGCGTAAGCATACACACGGGGGCAGGTTTTGGGCTTCAATTTCAAATAGTATTGTTACTGATGTAACTAAAGATAGTGTATCAGTAGGAGCAACACACTTTGCTGCATCACACAAACATACAGGCGGGATAATAAGCGCTCCTGGAAGTGGACAGGGCAGCCGCAACTCTCAAAACCTTACAATTCCAATTGATGATGAAGCCAAAGGAAAAAATGTAAGTGACTTTCGCAAACAGGATTTATTATTCCTAAAATCAAGAAAAGGTAATAAAATCATCTTTAAAAAGCTAGGGAATGGGGATATAAAACCATTGTATGTATTGAAAAAAGCAGTTGACCAAAGACCGGAGCCATGGTTTCCTTATGACAAAGCAAATCTGGATATAAACAAAGCAGTTAATGAAAGCCTAAGGATTTTAAGAGATGCCAAATAAAAGACTTGAAAAACCAATCACTGACAAGATAGCACTTGCGTTTCTCACGAGCAAAGAAAATGCGCCCACAAGGTTAAAATCTGCTGAAATTGCGGAGTTGTGGAGCGAAGAAGCAAGGCTTAGGGCTTTCTTTTCAGCGCGGGTAATGAATGGGGATATACTTGAGGGAATTAGAAAAAGGATTGATCAGGTTGTTTCAGGGCAGATGACAGACCAACAAGCTCGGGCTTGGATTCGTGACTTTTTAGAAAGTACAGGTGATAATGCTCTTCAGGAATTAGGGTTTCTTCCTCAAGATGATGCAAAATTGACAATGGATATAACAGAGTTGGGAAGTACAAGGCGAATAAATCTAATTGTAGAGCAGAATGTTAGGCAGGCTCAAAGCGTCGGGGAATACAGGCGCAATCTAGAAAATAAGGATTTATTTCCATACATGCAGTACAATACCGTCAAAGATGAAAGGGTCAGATCATCACATGTTGCGCTGGATGGTAAAATGTATCCTACTGACTCAACTATATGGCAAGAAATTTACCCGCCTAATGGTTTCAATTGTCGCTGTTTTGTTACACCTGTCATGGCTGATGAAATAGGTAAAAATAAAATAAGTGAGACATTGCCGGGGGATTATGAAAAACCAAAAAATTATTCTTTTAATGTTGCAAAGGGGCTTTTTCAAGCTCTCAAGGCACGTCCGTCATGGTCTGCAACCATGAGAGATTTATTCGTTCAGTCTGCAAAAATATATGAAGGATTATTAGCAACACTCAAAACAGAAGTCAAAAAAGATTGATAAATTACTATAAAAAATGTTATGTTTTTGACATTATAAAAAGGAAACTATAAAATGCCAAATTATTTAAGCGTCGCAATAGCAAAGAGCAAATTTCAAGATAAGATTCAAGCACTGTATGAGGATGATAATCTAGACATACAGGATAATCTTATCGAGTATGATATTGATGAAGCAGAAGGTGAGGTTGATAGTTACCTAGGGGCGCGTTATGATGTTCCTATTAGCTCAAGCAATGAAGTACAACTGAATGCATGTAGGGGCTGGACTTATATTCTATTTCAATCAAAAGCCTATGAGCGCAGAAATGATTCTGATGTTCCCGACGCAATAATGGAAAAAGTCAAAGCTGTCCGGGCGTTGTTAATAAAAATTTCAGAAGGTAAAATTCCACTTGCAGGGAGCAGGGAGCCTGAAAATGATGTTGCGGCAACTGGTGCTTTAGATATAGACGAGGGAACGACTTATTATTCAATTTCAAATACTTTGGGGTGGTAAAAATGGCTGAAGTATTCTTTCGACACATTGCAGATATGAGAGCCGATTTAGTTGCTGATATAAAAAAATGGGCTTATTCCGGAACATTGGCGGCTAATTATTCTGGGGCTGTTACAACTATCAGGATTAATGATGTTGAGTCGTATAATTCTTATGGTTCAGGAATATTGAGGCTTATTAATGATGTTGGACAATCTGAAGAGGTAGCATATACAGAGGTTGCTAATGTTTCAGGCGCTATATATGATTTTACGGTAGATGCTACATTAACCTATGAATATCTTACAGGTGAAAAAGCGGGGTCTAGATTATTTCTTGATAGCAAAATAAAAACCGCTAAAACTTCGGACTATAAAGATCTCGCAAAGCTATTTCAAAATCAGGGTCGTAATGTAATGATAGTCATCAACGTCGGTGATATTCGTTATCCTGAAACCGGAAGTCGTAATAGTCGCAGGGGTACAATATCTCTTTTTTGCGTCGGAAAATACAACAAGGGTAATATAGATGCAGATTTAGCGGAACTTGCCGACGATGTAGTAAAAGCAATGTCTCCAGCAGATGCGAATATAAGAGAAAACAGAATGATCAACGGGGTTCAATACGATCCTGTTTTTCAGGGACAATTATTAGAGATGGGGCATGATGTTTATTTAATCGAGCTGGAAAGCTATGATCAGAGGCTTCCGGCCGCAACAAGAGCAACTAGAAATAATTAATTAATAAAAAATAGAGGTATTATTATGGCTGATGCAGCAATTGATTTTCAAGGAGTAGATTTATTTAACTTGGGTTCAACGAACTTCAAAGCACTTGACGGCACAAAACAGGTTACGAATGTTGTTTATATGTCCGAAAATAGCCTCGGCGATGAACACGCAAAATTCATCAAAGAAGACAAGATTGATTTCACTTGCAATTATGATTATGTAGGCAGTGATTTTCAAGCTGATTTTACTCACTTGCTTGGCGTTGTTTATACAGGCACAGATGGCGATGTATTACTTGACAGCGCAGTATTTACATTTGCTGAAAGATCAGTAATCAAGGTGGCTCTTACAGGTCATAATCACACTATTAACCCGCATACTGGGGCAGTTGGTTCCGGTACAGGTGCAGCAGGTTCAGCTACAGAGGGAGCGGATAATAACTTTGCAGGGTTTGATTTAGATCTTTCAACAATATTGGGAGCCACTGCGCTTTCTTCTGAAGATTGCCCAACTCAATATCCGTTTAGTAATTCTGATGCTGATACATCCCAAATAGGCGTAACGCTTTCTTACAGCTCAGAACATACCGATGTTCAATCAGGCGACGGAGAACATTTTGCAGGTAGATCATTCAATGGTCAATTGAGTATATCTGCGGAATTTGTAGGAACTCCAACCTTAACAACGACTGGTTTCACGGTTGAAAATACAAGTGATGGAAATGCAAACAAGGCATTTGATAATTATTCTATTACAGCGACTAAGAAACTTGCAAGGACGGTTGCAGCCTAATATATGATTATTGATATAAAAAAATTCGATAAAGGTCGTACTAGGCTAAAAAAAACTCTTGAAGGGATGCAAGAAATAGAACTTGATGAACTTCAGGAGCTTTTTAGACTCGATGAAATAAGCGCAAAGAAAGGCGGCGCATGTCCGGGTGAGATAGCAATTGATGTACCTGTTTATTTCGATAATTTTGTTTTGTATCTTCCTGGAATTGGATGCATGATATTTTTAGACACCTACGCAAAGAATTGGTTCGGTGACAATGCAATAAATATGATAGTTTTTACTGCTCTTTGCTTGAAATATGGACGTGAGCCAAAGAAACTATACTCAAGGCTAGGCACAAAAGAAAGAGCCATAAAGGCAATTAATGAGGCTTCTTTATATATGTGTTGTACTATTGAAGAGCTTCAAGAGGCTATTACATCTTGTTATGCAGGATTTCCCGAAGTTGGAAAGGTAGATGAAAATTGCGATAATTTCATACTTGCTCAGGCTTCAAGCTTTGCGGAGGCATTAGGGCCGGATATTGATTTCTGGTTTTGGTCACAATCGGCACAAAAGGTCATGTGGTTACACAGAGAACAGGCTGAAATTTTAGCCAAAGAAAATAATGCTTTCTCTCCGGGACGCAGCAAGGCTATACAGGGTTATTTGCAGTTTGAAAAGCAACTTAAAAAGAAATATGGAATAGAAAATAATGACTAAAAAAACAATTGAAATTCTATTAACTGCAAAAAATCTACTCGGCAAAGGCTTAAAAGCCGGTTCAAATGTTGTAAATAACTTTGTTTCCGGTGCAATGGGAATGCTAGGGAAGTTGAAAAATATGATCTTTTCCCTTCCGGGGTTAATTACGACTGTATTTACAGGACTGGCAGCACGGGCAGTAATCAAGCCTGCGATGGATTTGGAAAAATATAAAGTTCAGTTCAAAACATTATTGGGGTCATTGGATAGTGCAGAAAAAAGAATTAAGGATTTAACTGACTTCGCAGCTAATACACCTTTTGAACTTCCCGGAATAGCAAAGGCTTCAAAGATACTTGAAACATTAACACGTGGCGCACTCAGTACAGGTAAAGGGCTTGAGATGGTTGGAGATACAGCCGCCGGAGTTGGTGCGCCTATTGAAGAATTGTCGATTTGGTTTGGGCGGTTATATGACGGGATACAATCCGGGCGTCCTGTTGGTGAAGCAATGGCTAGATTGCAGGAGTTAGGTGTTGTTTCAGGTACAGCAAGAGGAAAACTAGAGCAGCTAACAGCGTCAGGCGCTAGTTTTGTGGAAAAGTGGGCAGTTATATCAAAAGAAACATCTAGGTATAATGGATTAATGAAGGAAATGAGCGCTACAACTGGCGGTTTAATTTCCACATTAAAAGATAACTTTTCTATGGCACTGGCTGAAATAGGCACTGAAATTTTACCATTGGTAGCGGATGCAACAAAAGAATTGATTGCTGCAATAGCTGAGTTAAAGGCATCTGGACAATTACAACAGTTTGGAAAAGAAGCCTATGCGGTTTTATCTAAATTATTCTTAATATTAAAAGGCGTAACTAATTTTGTTATTAAAAATAGAGCCATAATTGCAAATCTTGGCTTTTCAATGGCTGGAGTGAAGATCCTTGGCATTGCAATTACATCATTTAAAACTCTTTCAATTGTTGTTTCAACTTATGTAACGCAATTACAAGCAGCATCACTGCAAACGAATAAATTAGGCGTTGCGACTAAGGGTTTAGGCGGTGCATTATCTGGGATAACTCAATTGGGAATTGGAATTGGAATTGGATTGATAACAAAAGCATTTATCGAATTACAGCTTGCAATATCTCAGGCAAACGACGCGGCAAAAAAGTTCGGTGCAACTGGTGAGATGGTTAAAAATAATACATTCTGGGGTAATTTTAAAGATGCTTGGGGATTGGGATCGGGTGCAGCTGGCGAGGTATTGAGCATAAAAGGAAATACAAAGGCAGAAGTTGACAAAGAAAGGGCTAAAAGACAGGCTAGGCAAAAGCAAGATCAAGTAGTGCAACAAGAAGAGGTAGCACAAGCTAATAAAAAACAATTTCAAGCTGATAAAAAAATGCAGAAAAATGCAATTGAAGAGCAGATAAAGCGTATCGAAGACTTCTATATCCCAGAACTCGAAAAGGCTTTATTGACGGCTCAAGGTTTTGATATGGCTCAATTTAAAAATCAAAGGCTCGATCAATTATTGGCAAACTTAAAGCGGGGGCGAGGATTAAATCAAGATATTATCAATGAGAGAGTCGCAAACGGTGGCGATGTAATGAATGATTTTTTTGTAGGCGCTCAGGCTCGTAAAGAAGGCGCTGCGGTTAAAAATGCACAGGCTAGAGGGTGGGAGCGTAACATTGCAGAGCAGAAGAGAAAGGAACTACAAGAAAAAAATATACAGGCTAAAAAACTTGAAGAGGCACAAGAAAAATTAAGAGCTGGAAGGCATCTTTCAAAGAAAGAATTGAAACTACTTGCAGATGAAGAGAAAAGAAAAAAGGTACAAGTCGCACAGGGATTATTACAGGTTGAAAAAGACCGCAAGAAAGCACTTGAAAAAGCTAAGGATGACTTACAGAAAAAGACATTCCAAGCACATCTTGACGAAATGACAAAAGCGCAGGCTGACAGAAAAAAAATGATTCAATTGCTCGGAAATATTAATGGTTTACCCGGTAAAAATGATGAGTTAAAAAATAGACCTAATATCAACGATCAACAGTCTCAAGTTGATCTAGATGAAACTAATAATATTCTCCGTGATATTAATCGAAACAAAGTAACAGTTTGGCAAGGAGCGAAATAATGGCGTTAACTTTAAAATTTGATACGTTCCGAATTAATCCAGAAAGCAATACGACTACTTGTACTTGCTTCTGGGATACTTCCGCAGATATTCCACTTGTTGATGCAAACGCGAATTCATTGTTTTTCGATGAGTTCGACAGAGCTGGGCAGTCTGGCAAAAATTGGACTGTAAAAGAGCGGAGTGTAAATAATAATAGCATAGTTCCAGAAGTCGAATTAAGCATGGAAAGCAGCACGGATAATTTTTCAAGTTATTCTGTTGTTACTGTTACACCTAAAACTTATGCTCGACGAGCGGAAGTTAAAGATTTGCTAAAAAATAATGATGGAAGAGGCGAGAATAAAATAGCAGTATATAATACATACAAGGGCATTATAAAAGATTGGGATACTGATACAGACTGGACTAATGATCCGGAAATAAAAACACCTGGAACTAAAAGATTAAAACAATGTACCGAGTGGAGTTTCACAAGTTATAATTCAAGTAGTCAGATGAAATTATGGACTGCATCAAATGGGGTCACTAGTTCAATACCTTTTGATGTTCGCAAACTTTCACCACTGGCAAATACACCTGGTATTACACCAAAACAAGCTTGGCTATTGATTACAGGTGAAGAGAAATATGATTATTTGAAGAACTACAGTACTAAAATGTACCGCGTTCATGCTGTTATGTGGGTGCTTCTAGATGGATCAGAGTGGGAGGCGTAAATGTCAAAACCTAAAATAATGGATTTATATAATATTTCAAAAGCCGGGACTTGGTTTGTAGAAAAAGTATGCGATTGGTTTTTTTCTTTTCAATGGATACAGGTAGAAGGAATTGATATACAGCGGGGCGGTGGTCGTGTACAATTAACTGTTCAAAATATTCCTCAAGATGAACCGGAAAAATATAATGGACCTTGGAAGGTTGAACGCAAAAATGATACTACTGTTTATATTGGAAAGGCAAGGGGTTTTGAAGGAGATTTAGCTAGACTTGATTATGCAATAATTGGATTAACAACAGAAGAATTTGCATCAGTTAAAGAATTAACAGTTTCAGCTACTGGCTGGGTTTGCGTAAAACTAACAAAACCAAGTACGGTTTACGTGTGGGAATATGAAATGCTTGCGGATCCAGACGCACAGGATAATGACACAGTTTATTATCCTCTTGCTTATGTTGTTTTTGCTGATGGAAAAATAAAAGATATTCAGCAAATTTTACGAAGTTATATTGTTGATAATTCGAGGTTCATTTAATGGCTAATATTGAATTTACAGATTGGAATAATTATACAGATCGTAACGGAACGGCACAAACTCTTGATTGGAATGCATTGCCATCATTTCTTGATATCTCAATTCCAATGAAAGCTTTAATCGAATCTGTTAATGAAAAAGCTTATACCAGTGCGGTGTTATTGAGATCTTGGGGTAAAATGACTGCGAGTGATTATTCAGCTACATACCTCAATAATGATTTTTTTATTGAACATGTTCCAGCGTCATGGGGTGGATGGAATGCACACTATAGAGTAATACAGAAAAATGCATTTTATCAAATTACTAATTTGATTGATTTTGCTATTAACGATCTTGTAAAATTCTATTTTAATCCTGAAGATTACCCAAGAAGGAGTAATTTTACACTTGCAGAATTAATATCATTAGTTGAGGCTGAAGCTGGAGAAACTTGGATTGAAACTGAATATTTAAATTATACTTGGAGTAAATACTATAACTCTGGTAATTACAACGGTAACTATTTAGGGAAATTCTATACAATTAACACAAAATGGCTTCAACAACGTAAGATAGCTTTGGATTTTTTATATATTTGCAAGGGGTTATTTGCAACTGATGATGGGTTATTAAATGTTAATCAATTTTATGGTCTTCAAATAATTAGTGATAATGGAAGTGGGATACCAACTTATGGCTTGACAGATAGTTTAAGAATGTTTGAATGTCAAGTTACAAATGGGGCTATTTCAGAATATAGATATAATGGATTTAAATATGATGCTGGTAATTTTCAGCAGTTAGATGGTGTTTTTGCTGATGTTGCATTATGCTGTCAATTTGATCTTCCAGGTGATTTCACAGGGCATGACACGCCTATTGTATACGAGGATTTAATTACAAGTAGTTCATATGGTGATTTTTTCGAATATTTAAGAACAGGAACGCCTATTGATATTAATGCATCATTTGATATAAGAGATTATAGATCTACTCCAAGTGTTGGTAGTGTTGATTTAACAGCTCGTGGCTATCAAAAAAATGCTGATACATTAAATAATTTGGAAGGCCAATATATTTGGGCTTATCATATGAACGTAATAGACGGCTTTAAGTTTCAACCTTAAAAAGGAGTATAATAAATGTCAAATGAAAAATGGTATTACGACACGAATAATAATACGTTCTATGATGGCGGTTTGGGCGGTGAATTATTCCCAAAGCCTGCATTGTATTTCGCAAACTTAGCAACACGACAAATACAATTTTCAACGAATGTTTCTGGAATTTATGAGAATGATGACAGATTTGCTTCTGCTACTACATTTCAGCTTGCAATTCGTAATAGTTGGGTCAGGGAGGTTCGTGGGGTATTGGCTGCAGGATATTCCGGAGCGGTTACAAGCATTACAATTACTGGACTAGATGAAGTTCCCGAAGGAACGGGAACGCTTGTACTTGTTAATGATGATTACAATGCGGATTCAGTAACCTATACTGGGGTTGTGGATAATACAGGCGGTTCTTATACATTCACGGTTTCAAAAACTCTTGATTATGTCTATGAACTAGGGGATATTGGAGGGTTCAAAACCGACCTTATGGCGCTGGTGGAAAATGCTTATATTAACAGCTCAAATAAAGCAACTGGATTATTCAGCTTTATAATTGACACGGAAACCAGAGGCTTTCAGATTGCTACACGTGATAAGTCTAGGGCTTCTAGTCCAAAAATTGAATGGCAGGCTTTCGACGGCTCAGGAAATAGAATTGAAACACAACAGGAAAGTATACAGGCATTTAACATTATTAATTACGTTGGAATTGCACCTCCAGTTAATGTATTGAATTATTATACTAAAACTCAAGTTGATGCATTACTTGTGGCAAAAGCTGATTTAGTAGGCACTGATGATATTGAAATTACAGATGCTGCTAAGGGTGTTATATTGAAGTCTGATAACGGTGCTAGGGTTAGACTGACACTAAGTAATATAAGTGGATCTTATCACCAAGCATTATTTACAGAATTGTAAAAAGGGCTTAAAAATGAGCAATTGCAACTGCAAATGAT